ATTTTATATGGTTCAAACGAGAGAGATTATTCTTCACCTGGGTTTGTTTCACCATATTATAATACACATACTCATCGTTATGCTCCTCTTGCTGGTTGGACGGCTGTTGATATATTTACAAATGAACAAAGAATCAATGAATCAAAACGTTCAATTAGATTGTTAAGTAAGTATTATATCGATCAATTGAAAAAAGAAATATTGACGATTTTTAATGCATGAATAATAACACAAATCCTTTTAACGTAAAATTTGAACAAGTATTCATGACCAAATTTAGTGGTCAGGATAGAATGAACATTACCCCTCAGGTGATGGAATTTACTCTGTACCAGACAATCTTTGATAATCTTATCAAGGCTGATATGGTAATCGGTGATGCAATTGGTCTTATGAATAACTATCCATTAACTGGTGAAGAAACAATCGATGTCGCAATATCATATAATGACAAAGAGGGAAACAAGAGTGTAAAAACACTTAAATTTGTTGTTACCGGTATCAGAGGCATTAGAGCAGACGATCAGGCTCGTTCAGCGGTATTTGCTTTTGATCTTGCATCCATTGAGGCGTTCATAAATGCAAAGTCACGTGTATCACATGCATATAATGATACAATTGAAAATATGATCAAAGAAGTTTACCAGACATATGTTGCAGGTAGATTAAGAAACGGTGAACGCCCAAAACCACTTAGTATTATTCAAGACACTACAAAAATTACCAAGCTTGTTATCCCTAATATTAAACCATTTGAGGCTATCAACTGGTTATGTAAATACGCCATATCTTCACAACCTGATTTATACTATACTCATATATTTTATGAGACACTTGAAGGGTTCCAATTTAAACCCCTACAAAGAAAAACATATCAAGGTGTACAAGATCAACAAGCTGTAAATGAATGTATTAAGAGTAGATTTATTTACATATCAAACTTTGAAAATTTTAAAAAAGATCAGGCAAATTATAATGCATTCCTACAATCTGGATATGATGATGCCAGATTAATTAATGATGTTGTTATTAATAAACGTTATTCAGCAATGGAAAAAATTGTTGGTGGTTATTTTGAAAATGAATTAGTTGAAGTAAATAACCTACAACGTGATTATAGAATAACTTATACATCATTAAAAACTGATGGTTCATTTAATACTCTTTATCCAACAGGTGTATATGATTATCCAGAGTATATTCAAAATGTTATTAACGAATATACAACACCTGAATCAAGTGCAAGAATAAGATATATTATTAATAGTTATGATGATGTAAACCAACCAAGTTTTAGAGATAAATTTGGTAAATCATCAATGTCATTTTTGGCTTTTCAACAAGTTGATTTGTCCGTTGCGGTCACGTCCGATTTAAATATTAGACCTGGTGATATTATATGGATTGATTTTCCAAAACTTCACGGATTTAATATAAATGAAATTGATCTTTATATATCAGGATTGTTTATAGTATCAGAAATGAAAACAACCATGACTGTTGGTGGTAGAAGCCAAACATATCTAAGAGTAAATAAAGATTCATGGGGTAGAAAACTTAACATTAAATCTGATTATGCTCTTGAATCAAACCCACTAGTACCTCCTATTCCTGATCCTAACTTACCATTAACATAGGATGTATTATGAAAAATATCTTTAATGATTATTATGGTGATTCATATAAATGGTTTGTTGGTGTTGTCAAAGAATTGCATGATGCTGATCGCGTCAAAGTTAGAATATTTGGCATACATCATATGGAAGATAAGGTCAATGTATCAGACGGTGATCTACCATTAGCATTGGTGATGTTGCCTGTTACTGACCGTGGAAATAGTCATAGTTTACAGGTTGGTGATTGGGTAACTGGATTTTTTACTGATGGTGATGATTGTCAACAACCTCTTGTTATCGGAAGAATTAAAGGTGGTGTTGGCTCATCTGATAATTCTAAAAAATCTACAGGTGCTGCACAACCCGGACAAGAAAATCCAACACCAACCCCTGTAAATTTAAAGGGCAATTCGAACGCTCAAAAAGCATATAATTTTTTTAGAGAAAGAATTGAGGCATCAGGAAAATCTAGTGGTGATAAACACATTCAGGCTGCTGCATTGACTGCAGGTTGTATTGCTGAATCTAATTGTAATCCGCGTTCTTCTGCAATGGATACAAATGGATATCCTTCAAAAGGTATTACAAGTTGGCAAAAAGAACGATTGTGGCGTCTTGAAAGGCTATATAATGAACCATCATCGCAATATGATAAAAATTTAAATCCACTTAATAGTACTCTTGAACAGCAACTGGCATTTCACTGGGACGAACTATTAGGTCATGAGATAAAGGCTTTTAACAGATTAATGTCTGCAAGAGATAGACTTGAGGCCACTGATGCTATTATTGCTTTTGCTAAACCAAAAAATTCATGGAAATTAGGACCAGGTAGAATTGGATATGTTGATAGAAATACACCAGAATATGAAGGCAGACTTAGAAAAGTTGAAGCTGCTATTGCACAATTTTCATACAATCCTAGAGGTGATAGATGACTAAAAGTGTTGGTGCATCTTATGTTGCCAAATCTAAAAATTTATATTTTAAATTATCTGAAAACCCACGTGATGAAATAGTAAATATATCATCTTTAGGTGGTAATTTTGTTATTGATAGAGACGGACTTATTTACGAAATAAGTGGTGCACCACAAGACACTGCTGCTATTTCGGTTGTAGGTGGGGCGGATACTTTTTCTGCCGAAAAACAATATAGACCACATGTAGTATATATTACACCCAATCAAAAAGTAACAATATACAATATTTTAAAAGAAGCGGCATCGTTATCAACAACGTCTCAGATTTATTCTGATAATGATGTATTAAATGATTTAGTAACTAGCGTTTACTATAACTATTGCGGGTAAAAAATGGCAGGTGATCAGTTTAATATCGATACAGTACAGTCAAAGCTGGTATTAAATCCAGATGGAACAGAGCTTGGACCAGGACCTGCTGAAACGCATCCTCCTACTCCAGGAATTGCAACATATTCTGTATCGGTGAGAGAAGCAAAAGTAAAACAATCTGATGTTCAAAGAACATTTGCCGGTCCAGGGGCAGGAACACCTTCTGGTTCAGGTCAGGCAACACATCCTGCCGACTCTTGGGGTTATACTTCTCCGGTTGGAAATAAAATTGCAATCAATGGTATTTCTGGTGCTGAGACAATTGAATTGATTCATCACACTGGCGCCTCTATCTTATTAGATACAGATGGAGCTATCTTTATTGTTCCATCAGGTAGAAAAGGTTTTGGTCTCAATGCAACAAACGGTGATGGTGTTGTTGCCGCACAAAATAAAATTGTTATCAAGGGCGGATCTGGTATTACACTAGAGACAGATGGTGATATGGAATTGAATGTTGGCAAACATCTATTCATGGATGTTGGAGGTGACTTTCATTTAGGTGTAAAGGGAGCAACCACAATTCAATCAGACGGGACTATGGCATTTGAGGCTGTAAAAGATTTAGTTCAGACAGTTGGTAGTATTAAAAGAACTACTGTTGCTGGGGATATGAGACAACAAGTCAATGGTGAATATAGAATCGATTCTGGTAAAAGAATGGATTTAAGAACAGACAGTGACTTTAGTGTGAATGCAAAAAAAACATTTGAAATACTTGGAAAAGAAGATTCTGTTGTTTCTGTTGATACCGGAAAGATAACAGTATACTCTGAAGACGATGCAACTGTTGGTTCTAAAGGAAGTATGTATGTCGTATCAAGAACTGATGTAAGTATTAGCGCAACAACAGCAATTGCAATTCGAGCAGTTGGTAACATTATACAACAATGTCTTGGTTCTAATTACATCGATGCAATGGTTCAAATTGATCATAGATCAGCTATATTACAACAGTATTCAGGCATTCATACCATTGCAACAGGGGTACTTGAAATGTCGGCAGGTGGTATTGCAAGTCTTAATGCTGGTGGTATTGTTACTATTGCTGGTTCTGTTGCAAATATTAATACTCTTCCACCTATTGTATTACCAGTTCTTCCTCCTGAATTTACATCACCAAGGGGTATATCAAGTCCGGGTGGTCCTAAAAAAGCAGAATACCCAGATGCTAATACTATTCTTGACCATCTTACTTCTGAACGTGAGGCACCAGATTTTCCTGAGAATGCTAATAAATTAAATGCAGATGAAATGTCAAGATATGAGAATGAAGGTGGAACTGTAAATCCAAAGGCAAAGGCAAGAGCTGCATCAAAGACTGGTGCTGGTTCACCTATTACAATGGGTCAATCTTTTGGATCAATTGGTGATTCGGGTAACGTTGCTTATGATGGTGCAAATAAAACAAGAGCCATACAATCACCATTTGCAATTCCTTCATCAACACAAAATAGTGCTGATAAACTTTCAAATCTAATTACTGTTGGTATGTTGCCCGGTCTATCAAGATGTGGGGCAACAAATAACGGGTTATCTAGAAAAGACATTTTAACCAATGCGTCTCATCTTGCTGTGAATATTCTTGATCCATTTTTAGCAAAATGGGGTGATAGAATGAGAATTACTGATTTCTTAAGACTTGGAAATGGTAGTTCAAATCACTATTCAGGTAAGGCTGTAGATCTTGGATCTATGTCTAGAAATTTTGCCGAGACAGCAGAAGCTGCAAAATGGATTATGGATAATCTTCCTTTTGATAGACTGTTCTTAGAAGCAAACCATGAAAGATGTGTTCATATACATGTAGAAGCAGCACCAGCAGGTGCAACTGGTGCAAGAACAGTATGGACATGCGGTGATCCAAAATGTTATTCTAGAACAAATGGTCTTCAACTTTCATTTGCTGTACAGGGACTAAAGAGAATGGGGTTAGCATAAAATGGTCGACGTATTAATTAATCAAGAAGCTATTGATGAATATTATAAAAATCAAATTATTGTTCCATCAGCAAACGTTGTTGTGTATGCATCAAGTCCTATTCAAAATAATGCCTATTATACACAGCAACCTAAAATTATTCAGGCATTTGATATCTACGGTGTTGCTCTATCAAACCCTCTTGATGCATTAGCACAAAGAGTAAGAAATTTTGCGAGGGCCTTTAGTAATTTACCTGTTGAAATTGTTACGACACAATCTTCTCCACAAACAGTTATTAATAGAGATTCAATTGCCTTTAAACAAAAAGGTTATTTGCAAGAAAAAGGATTTTTTGGTGATCAGTCTATAGCCAATGAATATAATGCATTTAACCAGGCTATTAGTATTGGATTGTCCTTCTTGGGTATTGCAACACAAATTATGTCTATCAGTAATGCATTAGCTGGATTTGGTGTTTCATTTTCTTCTTTTGGAAGCACTCCAAAGTATTATTATACAACTACTAAACAAGTAACTAAGACAATTGAGACTGCAGATACATCACTTCCTAGAACATTTAATAATTTTTATTTACTACCAAATGAAGTAACATTGTTAAAAGAAAGAGTTAAACAGTATGCTTCTGATGGTATTGTTCCTGCAGACATGTTAGAAAAATTCTTATACATTGTTTGTTGTATTGACAATGTACAGGATCTTGGGCATATTGGTGCTGTTGTGGGTATTCCTGAATTTTCCGATTCTAATTATGTTAGAAATCCAATATCACTATTAAATCTAAGTTCTCTATCAAGAATTAGTTATCTTGCTAATGGTGTCGCAGCCATTGATAATCAATACAATGAATTTTATAGTGCAAAACTGGCTGAAGATCATACGCAATCTATTACGTATACGCTGTATAGTACGGCTGAACAAGTAAACCAGGCAGCTGCAAGTGGAACAGTATTAAATCTTTCATCAAGTCAATTTCCACAAATTGCAACAGCTCAGAGTCTTATTGGTTCTATTCAATCTCAATTGTCGGCAGTATCTAATCTTTTAAGTATATTTGAAAATTTTGCAACTAACATATCTTCTCTTGGCAGTCAAATAGCCGGTATATTTGGTGGAAGTGGAGGTGTTGGTGATTTACTATCATCGACATCCATAAACATCGATAACATTATCGCTAAGTTAAGGGCTTTTGGTATTAGTACTTTGAGTGGTACTATTGATTCCCTCTATGGTCTTGTGAGAAACGTAAGAAGTGTTATGAACTTTGCCTCACAAATTCAAACCCTTGCAACAGTAACAATATCACCAGGAAAATTAATTGATGTAATCCATCAAATTCAAAAATTAATAAAAATGGTACAAAATTTATTGAGTGCAGTACAAGGTATTCTAAGTGCAGTTAATGCATTGGCATCATCACTTGGTAACATTGGTTTGGCTGCAGCAAGAGCAAGAAACTCATTTGGCGGGTTTGCATTATCTGCTATACTCGCGGAATTAACATTAGGTCAAAGATTACCATCAATGGTCTTGTATAACAACCCAATTTTACAGGCACCATCATTTATTGGTCAGGCATTTTTCGGTGAGGCAGCAAATGCACAATATGCCATTGAACAATTATTCTGCAGAAAGATCGGCGCATTTCCTGCTCCTCAGAATGCAATGGGTGCAACTGTATTTGGAATGCAAAATTTTGGCTCTTATGGTGGAACAACCACACTGAGAAATATGGTATCAAGAACTTTACTTGATGTTACTATTGCACCTGATCCAGGAACAACTTTAGGCGATCTTGTTGATACTAATGTTACTAATGTAGCCAATCTATTGAATATTAAGACTGATAGTATTATTGAGGCGAGAAGATCTGATAATGCTATTCCATATCTGATTGCAATGACTGCCGTTATTGCTGGTGATACTGTGACTCCTATTCCAACATCAGTTCATTCAGAATCATGGAAAATAGCATCATCTGTTGGCAATGATTTGCAAAGATATAACCCAGATTTCTTTACTACCATCTCTGCCACATTATAAATATTTTTATGACAATACAAACAGTAAGATCTACTCCAAGATATAAAGATTTTTATGGCAACTTTGACGCACATCCAGTGCGCAAAGATCTATACGTATTGACCGATGTCGATGCAGTTAAACGTTCAATAAAAAATTTAGTATTCACAAGTCCCGGTGAAAGATTTTTCCAACCATATTTGGGTGGTGGAATTGATGAATTACTTTTTGAAAATATAGACAACCACACATCAAATATGTTGAAGGTTTATGTTGAATCTACTATTACTAACTATGAACCCAGAGCATTAGTATCTGAAGTAGTAATAACACCACAAGCAAATGAAAATGGGTACCATGTTAAGATTGTTTTTAGCACAATAAATAATCCAACACCCATTACATACGATTTTCTATTAACAAGAGTAAGATAATATGGCCAACACTGGGTTCCTTAATACGTCTGAATTAGACTTTAATACTATCAAAAATAATTTAAAGACCTATTTAAAAGGTCAAAGTCAATTTACTGACTATGATTTTGATGGTTCAAACATCAATGTTCTTTTAGACGTTTTATCTTACAATACTTATTTAAATGGGTTCTATCTTAATATGGTAGGATCTGAAATGTTCTTGGATACAGCACAATTAAGAGAATCAATTGTATCACATGCAAAAGAACTTAACTATATTCCACGTTCTAGAACATCAGCTGTGGCCTATGTAGACTTTGCTATTTACCCACCATTTGGTGCCCAGCCTAGTTACACCCCTATCACGATTCCAAAGTATTATCCAATTACTTCTCTTGTTGATAACCAGACTCTTACTTTTACAACATCATCAGAAATTTTGGCTTATCCTTCTGGGTTCCAAAACGGTGTGTTTACATCATCAAGTTATTATGCCGCAACAAATGTTCCAGTATATGAAGGAAAAGTTGTTACTGAATACTTTAATGTGTTGCCAAATGCTAACACCCGCTATATACTTTCTTCTGAGAATGTAGATACTAATTCAATTGAAGTGATTGTAAGAACTTCTACATATCCTTACCTAACACTATGGACAAGAGCATCAAGTATCTTTGGTCTATCTGGAACTTCAAATGTATACTTCATTCAAGGATATGGTTCAAACCAATATGAATTAATCTTTGGTGATGGTACATCAGGTACTGCTCTTCAAAATGGTTGGGTTGTTGGTGTTACCTATCGTGATACTAATGGTGAGACAGGTAATGGTGCCTACATTTTTAGAAAAACAACAAATATTCAAGGTATCTATACCACTATTAATCTTACTACCGTAACAGCAGCCGCTGATGGATCTGAGAGAGAATCGAATACGTCAATTGCATTTAATGCTCCTCGTTTCTTTACTACACAAGATAGAGGTGTTACTTCGATTGATTTTGAGAACCTGGCCAAGGCTAAATTCCCACAACTTCAATCAGTTAATGCATATGGTGGTGAAGAATTAGATCCTCCACAATATGGTAAGGTAGCAATATCTGTTAAGCCGGCAGGAACAGCAGGAACAATTTCTCAAAACCTAAAAGATCAAATTGTTGCTTATCTATCAACAAAAGCTATTACTGTAAAACCAATTATTGTTGATCCTGAGTATTTCTATACAGGTGTAACAACAGATGTATACTATGATGCAAAATTAACAACACTTGGAAGTAGTCAGATTGCCTCTGAAGTGAGAGCAAATGTATTACAATTTGGTAATGATAATTTAGTTAATTTTGGTGATGATCTAAGATTTTCAAAATTAGTAAGAGCAATCGATGATTCAGATACATCTATTGTTGGTAATGAAACAACTCTTAATATAATCTATCGTTGGTCTCCTACAACTGGGCAAACATCATCTGCCACATTTTCATATGATAATGAATTATACCATGAAAATATTTTATATCAATTACCACAAGGGCATGATCAGGTAATTAAATCAACCTCATTTGATTATTACTACACACCTGATCAAAAAATTTATAGTTCATTCTTGGGTGATGATGGTCTTGGGTATATCTATGTTTATACCAATGTTAACAGAGATGGTGTAATTACTAGAAATGCTCTTGGAACACCAGTTGGTACTGTTGATTATTATACAGGCACTGTTGCTCTATCTGCAAATGTGTATTCATATAGTGGAAGTTATATTTCTGTATATGCTAAATTAATGAATAAAGACATCTATATCAGTAAAAACAAATATCTCATCATTGATGGTAATGATATTAACATTAATATGCATACGGCCAACACATAATGGTAGAATCACCTAAAGTAGTTAAATCTTCATTTGACCCGTTAGATGTATTCGGTAATATATCTAATTTGGTTGAAAATCAATTTCCTTCTTTCTATAAAGAAGAGGGACCAAATTTTATTGCATTTGTTAAAGCATACTATGAATGGCTTGAACAACAACAAACGTTTACTGATGGTAGTGTTGTAAACAATGCATTATATGATTCTAGAAATATTGTAAAGATTAGAGACATTGATACTACTCTAGATGAGTTTTTTGACCATTTTATTAATAAGTATCTTAATGGATTTCCTAAGTCTCTTCTTGGAAATAAAAAATTATTAGAAAAACACATCCTTGAAATTTACAGATCAAAAGGTTCTGTAAACGGTGTAAAATTTCTTTTTAGGTTACTTTATAATGAAGATCCAAACATCTACATCCCCGGCAATGACGTTCTAAGATTATCAGACGGTAAATGGATTCAAAGAAAATATCTTGAAGTAACGGATGCTGAAAATAATAGTAGTCTTGTAAATAAACAAATTATCGGAACTACATCTGGTGCAAAAGCATTTGTGGATGGTTTCGAACAAATAAATTTAAATAGTAGAGGTAAGATTATCAATCTCCTTTATCTAAGTAATATTGAGGGTGAATTTGTTCCTGGTGATATTGTGTATCCAGTTGATACACCTCTTATCCTTAGAGATACTGCACGTCAAAATATTAATCAAGGAACGGGTGACGTTGGTCTACAAGTAACATATCCAACTGTATATGGTTCACCTAAGTATTTTCAAATTACACAACCAACACCACTTTCAACAAGAGATGCTCCAACTCCATATCAAACAAATGGTGATATTCTTGTTGCAGCAACAGGTTCTGGTGTTGGATTAAAATATGCAATTAAATCTACATATGATGAACAAGCATCAAATGGGGCAATCGCCTTTATCATTCCTGATACTGAGACACCCTACAGAGATGGTTATATGACGGGTGCTGGTTATACGAGAAATCCAACAATTACTATTACTGCTGGTGCAAACACATCAGGATATGGAGCTAATGTTGGTGGCGTGACCTTAGTAAATGTTGAAAAAAGAAGATTAAATATTGATTACATTTTACCCGAGGTAGACTATTTACTTAGTGCGACAGATTATGGTCCTGGTCTGGGCTATGCTAATATTGATACTATTATAGATGATGTGTTTAACTATAGAATATACGATGTAGGTAACATCGCAGGATTTACAGGTATCAATCCAGGACACCACTATGATAATTATGTAAATACAGTAATATTTGATCCGTTAGTTGCAGGTTATAATTTTGTTGATAGTAACGGTCATTTCTGGGGTGCAGATGCTGTTGTAGAAAGTCCGGTAACACTTGCAACAGGTATTCCTAACAGTATTAAAATTGTAGATTCAGGATTTGGTTATAATACAGATGGTGAAGAAATTGTTCTATACAATGAGACATATGCACAAACTCATGTTAACGAACCGAATATTTACGAAGGTAAAGTAAGAGGTAGAATAGTGTTGGGCGGTATAGGAGTCAAAGAAGGTTATTGGGAAAATACACAAAGTCATTTAAATTCTGATAAGTATATACATGACAATTATTATTACCAAGAATATTCTTATGAAATTCAAATTAACAAATCACTTGATAAATATATCAATATTTTAAAAGACGTGATGCATCCTGCAGGAAATGAAGTGTTTGGTAAAGTTAGAATTTCCTACGCTGCACCAAAAGTAATTTTAACACTTGCTTCTCAGATTACACAGGCGTAAAATAGGTAATAATATGGCCGGTATACTTTTAGAAAATTTTTCTTATAGACTTTCAAACACTGTTCTTTCAGATGTAGTTAAAAATGTAAATAAATTTAATTTTGATCCACTTAATGATATCAGTGCCTCAAATAATTTTATTACATTTGACAATTCTTCAAATCTGTTTAGAAATGGTGATAAAGTTCATTATTATACAAACACAGGTAATACCGCAAATTTTGGTATAATCAATAATAATACTTATTATGTACTCACATCAAATTCATCTGGTATATCATTAACAACATCTGTTAGTGGTTCTGTTATTGATATTACAACAGGACCAAAATCTGAAACTGGTCACTACATTGAACAATTTTTTCCACAGTATTATTTTGTTGCTGCAAAGTACTCACCATGGGGTGAAGCAGATGTTGCACAGGACGTATATGACAATACAGGTGACATTAACAGTCTACAGAGAGAATTAATATTTGGCAAAAAAGTAAATAGCAATGATGTTGCATATATGATTCCTGATTACGAATGGACGGCAAATACTATCTATGCTCAGTATGATGATTCAGATCCTATTCTTTATGAAAAACAATTTTACGTAAGAAATTCTTCAAATAACATTTATAAATGTCTTGATAATTATAATGCAACAAATGCTGCATCTACTGTTGAGCCAACACATGTTGGAACAGACTCTGTTTATACTGATGATGGTTATAGATGGAAGTATATGTATACACTGTCTTCAGCCAATAATAATAAATTTACTGTATACTCAGCCGATGTTGGAGCAACATTTATTCCATTAGATGCTAATACATCTGTTACTGCTGCGGCGGCAAACGGATCAATTGAATGTATTAATATTGAAAATGTGGGTGCTGGTTATACATTCAATTCAAACGTTGGTATCATAAGTATTGTAAATTCAAACACATTTCAAATCAGTTCTATTGACAATTTAATTCAACCACTTGCAACAGGTAATAATTATTATGACACATGTGGCTTCTATGTATATCAAGGAACTGGTGCTGGATCACTTACAGTTATTAATGAGTATATTCAAAACAATTCTGGCTACTACATTAACACAGCCGATGATATTGACGTTGATGTTACCTCAATTGGTTATATTTCACCGCAAGTAAAAATTGAAGGTGATGGAACTGGAGCAAAAGCATACTCAACTATTAATACAACACAGTATTATTATATCATTGATAAAATTATTATTGTAAATTCAGGACAAGATTATTCTTATGCAACAGCAAACATCGTTGCCAATAGTTCATTTGGTACCGGTGCACAACTAAGACCAATTATGTCTCCTAAGGGTGGCCATGGTGCAAACATTCAAACAGAATTGGGGGCATCTTATGTGTGTTTTGCAACCAATTTTAGTAATAATGAAAATGGAACAATTCCGACAGAAATAACATATAGAAAAGTTGGCCTGCTATATGATCCTCAAGAGTATCTTGCTGAATTAGATGAATATGTATCATACACCGCAAATACATTTAACGCATTAACATCATTTGATTATACATTACAGGGTGTATTAGATTTTGATCAGAACGAGGTTATAACGGGTGGAACATCAAATGCAACAGCAGTCATTGCATTTGTTAATAATTCTATTATTGAGGCATCACCTCTACTTGGTTCATTTACTCTTAACGAAACTATTACCGGATCTAATTCAGGTGCAACAGCTATAATTAGCAATATAAATAATTCTGATATTCAAAAATACTCCGGAACCGTATTATATCTAGATGGTTTTGATCCTGTTCAGAGATCTAATACTGCAACAGAATCCGTGAAACTTCTTGTTAATCTCTAAGGGATTGAAATGGCACAACTTTTAAGTAATACAACTTTAATTAAATTACAAACAACATATCTTGATGACTA